GTGGTAAACTTCGCACGGTTGAAGCACGCTGGATTCAGCGTCTACCGGAAACAGAAGTTGTAGAAGGTGCTGACATCAGCAACTGTACTGCTACCAACCTGTACGGTGACTCAACAACAACTTACACGCTTGAAACAACAGATACCTATCAGGCATCGCAGTTGATCTCAGGTGCTGACATCGCACGCCATTGTCAGGATAACTCAGTCTACTTCTTGGAGAGCGTTATGCGCTTGATGGATGTAGTAGACCGCAAGGTTGCTTCTGCTGCTGCTACACAAGCTGTTGCTGCTATCGGAGCATGGGGTACTGACGTTGAGGGTTTCTTCACTATGTCAGGTGACTGCGTTCAAGTCAAGACTGTTGCTGCTGGTGGTGCTGTTAACGAGTTCGCTCTTGCTGACATCACTCAGGCTACACAGATGGCTAACTACCCTGCTGCTCCTATCGCTTTCGGCGGTGCTGCAATGCAACGTTACGCTAACGCTGTTAAGGCTGGTTGCTGCTCTCAGAATGGACTTGACCTATTGGCTATCAGCCAGCAGAACGGGTTCGGTTTCGCTTACGACAGCCGTCTTGCTGCTGCTCAAGGAGACCAATCTCATGCCTTGGTAACTACTGCTGGAGCAATCCAATGGTTGTCTTACAACCTTGCTGAGTGGAACAACGGCTTCCAGCCATCTGCTGGTGCTGGTTACTCTCGCACAATCGCTTTCACGGCTGCTGGTGTACCAGTTGACTTGACGTTGAAGGATGACTGCGGTAACTTATCTGTTATCGTGACTGCTGTTGGTAAGATTGTTACTCTTCCAACTGACATCTACGAGGCTTCTGATAAGCTTGCTGGTGTTAACTACGTAAACTGCGTAGTGATCAACAACGCTTGAATAACCGAGTTGAATCTGCTGGCAGAAGATGGCAGCGATTTGACCACGGAGAGTAATATTAACCTACTTGTTTAGGAATAAGGGGTGGGCATAACGTCCACCCTTTTTAATTATCTTTGACCTCATGTGCTACGAATCACTACTTGGATTAAGAGGCTGCACTCTGAGCGAGCCATCAACAGGATTATACATTGACAGTTTAGGAATCAACACAACTCTGTTAGGTCAGCTTATTACAGACCAGTATGTGACCGGTGTTGACTTGTTTAACGACAAACGGGCATTTGCTTGGAGGAAGCTATCGGGTGACATCCTGACTCGTCTTTCGCCGTCTATGAAAGCCGATACTGTTATCGATGGAAAGCGAGTAGGTCAGGTGCTTACTGATGCGACCAACATAGATGCTGCTCTCGGTGCTGGCAAGTACGGTGGAGTCAGATTGAAGATTGACCCCAACTCAACTTCGTTTCTTAATCTCTATCTCTCTGACTTTAGCATCGCTCTTCCGGCTGCATCTACCAACGTCAATGTGTTGGTGTTCGACATGACAACGCTTAAGCTAGTAGGTACATTCGTTTATACTACGGGCAGCGTTGAGCAGTTTATTGGCAAGACCTACAAGGCGAAGCGGAGGAAGTTAGACTTAGCATTTGTCTATGAGTCAACAGCAGTAACGTATAAGATGATTACTAAGAAAGGTGCTTGTACGGACTGCGGAGGACGTTTGAAAGAATCGCATATCTGCCCGTTTGTGGATGCTATCGGCATTGAGTTAACGACAGACGGAACGAGCGTACTTACCTCAACATCGAAGAAGTACACCCAAGGAATGAGCATGGTTTACAACGTGAACTGTGACCGTGAAGGTTGGCTGTGTTCTATCGGTGGGCTGATGGCTCTACCACTTGCATACGCTACGGCTGTTGAGATATACAACTATGCTCTTACTATCTCACCGAATCAACGAGTAAACACAACGGTGAGTGTCAATCAAGGAAAGAAACCATTTGCTACTGCTGATGCTTTTGAAGGTATCGTAGCAGCAAGAGATATCGCAGCTACAAGATACATGGATGAAGTATCGGCGATGCTTCAGAACATGAGGCTACCTGATGACCGTCATTGCTTCGACTGCAACAAGAACGTTAAATACGTCACAGCCCTACCATGACAATATCCGAGTTCCAACAGAGGTCAGAAGCGATAACGGAGGCATGGAGTACGAACTTCATACCCCTATATCGTGCTGTTGAGGATTTGAAGGGCTTGATGTTCTTGCGGATATTCGGAACAGGAACAACAGGAGGGAGTAACTCAGCAGGAGATAAACTTCCAACTGTTGGGTATTCTAAAGAACCTATCTACGTTTCATCATCATCTATAAAGAACGCTCCAGCATCATTTAAAAAGGGCAAGCGAGGCACACCGATTCAGTCACTATACTTCCCGAATGGATACGCTCAGTTAAAGAGTCAAACATCGGCGGTGCTGCCACTTCAGTTGACAGGAGCATTGAAGTTTGGATTTCAGAGCAGCCCAGTAGAAGAGAGTGGTTTATCGGCATCCCTCACTATTATCTCATCCGAACTTGGCAAGGTCGAGGGATTAGAAAACAAATACGGAACTATCTTTCAGCCGTCAAATGAAGAGATAAATGAGTTTGAATCATCGCTATCTGAGTACATCACAGAAGCGTTCAATAAAGGTCTGCAATGAATCTACTATCTGAGATAATAAGTCGATTAAATCAACGCATTGGGGTTGCTAATATCTTTGATAAGCAGTTCGGGCTATGTGAGTTGAACGCCAACGGAAACGATAAGGCATGGATTCACTACATCGGTGACGGGCAGGGCGAGGTAGTAACCAACTTTGATGCCAAGCAAGGTACTATCTTCTGGGCGAAAAGAGGCAAGGTAAACATCAGCATCATTGACTCTCTCAAGGTCTCAGGATGCAAAAAGATGTATCAGACTACTTTCCCCTTGACAGCTTACGCTGTTGTCAGAAAGGCACACCTACCATGCGACTCAGAAGACGCTCAGGATTGGATTGCCTCACGGGTGTTCAAGCTGACTTCGGGAATGGACTTCGGATTCAAGCAGTCCATCGGGGTGATGTCTTACGAGGTGATACCTAACGGATACGCTAATGAGATTAAGTCACTCACGCAGAACTACGAATGGGCTTGCGTGAGTATTGATATTGACGTACAAATAGTGAGTAGTGCGGATGACGGGTGCTATGATACGTGCCAAACGGGTGAGATACCACTACCACCGAACTACGCACCATGTACGCCATGCTTGACTGAAGTAGCTGTTGACGGCGTAACGATTACAGGAAACGGAACAGAGGCTGATCCATTAGTTGCAACTGGCGTAACTGCTGGCGGTACTATCATAGTAAAAGATGAAGGAACGACTATTTCATCGGCTGCTACAACGGTCAATTTCACGGGAGCAGGAGTTACATCTTCTCTTACTTCGCCCGGGGTTGTTGAGGTGAATATTTCCGCAAGTGGAACACAGGTTAATTCAGATTGGAACGCGGTTAGTGGAGTAGCTGAAATACTAAACAAGCCTACCATTCCTGATGCTCAAGTTAATAGTGATTGGAATGCTGTTTCGGGCGTTTCGGAAATCCTTAACAAACCAACTATCCCATCCATCGCCGGACTTGTTCCTTACACCGGAGCGACGGCTGCCGTTGACCTTGGGCTTTTCGACATTACTGCTGCTCACCTTATCAAGGATGGCGGTGTAGATACTCAATTCCTAAAGGCTGATGGCAGCGTAGATAACAACGTCTATCTCACATCTGCTGACCTACCGTCCACACTTGACCTATTTGCCACTACATCACCCGACCCAATTATTGGAGGATATTCTGTACTGGTTCGGAATATCCTTGACCCACGATTCAATACGGTAGCTGTTGACGTTTCTACGGGAGCAATTACAACGACTACCCAGCTACTGTCATCCCTCATTTCTGATACTAATGTCATCTCAGGGAATCCCGGTCTATTCAACATCACCACCATCGGGAATATAACAAGGGTATCGGGAAGCGGAACGGCTGACTTTTTCTTTCGTATTTACAAGCGCGATGCAGGAGGCACTGAAACATTCATCACTCAGTCAAGCAATACACTACCAGTAACAAATGGAGGATATGTTGAATTCTCTACTACCGCATTATGGAATGATGGTATATTCCTGTCAACTGATCGCATTGTTATTAAGTATTATGCGAACAGGATAGCCGGAGGAAGTAATCCGGTTTATCAATTTCAGTTCGGTGGTATCTCTCCTGTGAGGTCTGTTGCTGCTGTTCCGGTGGCTGTGCTACCTAACATCTACCTATCTGATTTGGCCGATGTTGAGAATGTGCCAGCATTGGATAACGAGGTGCTGTATTGGAACGATACAGCAAGTCTTTGGGAACACGCACTGGTTGATGATTTGGTAACCTCTGCTGCATTAACAAAGACAGATGATACGAACGTTACGCTTACCCTTGGTGGCTCTCCTACTGATGCGCTACTTAATGCAGTATCGTTAACGCTTGGATGGACTGGCACTCTTGCAGATGCTCGTATTGCTTCTGCTGCGACATGGAACGCCAAACAGGATGCACTTGGATTCACACCCGTAACGAACGCACGAACGCTATCAATTAACGGGGTTGCATACGATCTGTCAGCAAACCGATCGTGGATTATTCCAGCCCCTACGGTATGGAAAACAACAGCCGATAGCGCAGGACATTCAGGATTGCTTAATACTGTAAAGTATACGCAGCTTATCTCGGCGAATGAAATCGCCACTGGGGATATTTTGAGGCTTAATTATCGGGCAAGAAAAACAGGAATAGGAGGTTCTCAAACATTAAGAATATACGTCAACACAACTGCTGACTTATCAGGATCGCCGATATTAATAGGCGGATGGTCTGGAGGTGGTGCTAATTCGTCATTGACAAATCAAATGATTCGGCACTTGTCGGTCAAAGATGCGAGCAATAACACAGAGGTGTTTTTTGCAGCAGGAGTAGGCGTTCCTACTGACTACGGATTATACGCAGCCCTTACAACTTGCGGAATTGACTGGACGGTTAACCAGTATTTCGTTTTTTGCGTTCAAAATAGCAACGCGGCGGATGTCAGTTACGGATCAATGTACTTAATCGAAAAATTATGATAATAATAACTCTTGAAGGTGGCTATGTAACATTTACAACATCAGGAATTGGCGCGGTTGCCTCACAAGTTGAATCTTGCGAGGTGGTTGATGACAACTCTCTTCATTTAAGCACAAATGTGGGTGTCCTCTTAATGAACATAGATCAGTTCACGATTAATGGCATTAAATTTACAGACTCAACAAATGCAGTTAACTACATCTTAAATAACTAAAATCATGGCAGGCATAAAGATTTCAGCACTCCCAGCAGGGACAACAGTAGCAAGTGACGATTTAATCCCTTACGTTGACGTATCGGATACTTCAGAAGCTGCAACAGGGACAACAAAGTACATGGAGAAGTCTTTGCTGGGCATTCCCACCTCCGGCACATGGACACCTACCATCAGCGGGGAAACTTACGGAGAAATTGTTGTTGTTGTTGGTGCTAACTACACACGAATCGGGAACATTGTAAGCTGTTCATTTTTCTTGGACATTGAACTTGATGCAGCTCAAACGGAAGCTGATTTTCAAATCTCACTCCCTGTGCCATCTAATTTCGCAATCGGGAAAGATGCATTCGGAATTGTAGCATACAACGGCGATAATTCAGAGTTCGTTGGATGGGAGTTAGCTGCTGATCCGGCTACTGATAAACTCAGCGTAGTAATAGGATCTACAACAGCAGGATGGGCTTATCAGTTCATCTATGTAATATGCCAATACCAAGTTATCTGATGAGAATAGACTCCAAAGGAATCAATCTAATCAAGACGTTTGAAGGAATCCGGCTCGGTGCTTACCTCTGTCCGGCTTCCGTGGCTACAATCGGATACGGTTCGACCTACTACCCTGACAAAACTAAGGTAAAGATGGGCGATAAGCTGAAAGATGCAGCAGAAGCAGAGTCATTGCTGGCTGTCACCGTTCAACCGTTTGAGAATAACGTCACAGCACTCGTCAACGGCACTCAGATAACGACTAATCAATTCAACGCTCTCGTATCGTTTGCCTTTAACCTTGGCACAGCAGCACTCGCCAAGTCAACGCTCCTGAAAAAGGTGAAAGCTAACCCAAACGATCCCTCTATCACTATCGAGTTCATGAAGTGGGTGAACGCTGGAGGGGTGAAGCTGGAAGGACTTGTCAGAAGACGTAAGGCAGAGGCTGAGTTGTACTTCACCAAGTAACTTAACAGGAAATTCAACGTAAAGGAGGCATGAAAACCCTCCTTTTTTTGTTGCTTACCGTCACCGCATCGGCTCAATGTACGACTGATAGGTTTGCCCGTCCTTATCTCGCCCTGCCATCGTTCTTCGGGCTGTATTTCGGTGGTCAATGTATCTCAGGAGCGATAAAGGATACTACCATTTGCGTTAAAGTAGCACGAACGAATCAGGGGCAGCTTGCAGCATTCAGTTATTCATCCCCAAGCGGACAGCCAGCGTACGTGACAGCAGTAAAACAGTACAATTCAGCGTGTGTATTCATTGAGAATGGAACTCTGATACCAGCAGGTAGCGATACCATCACGGTTTGCTACACGATTCAAGCAGCACTCATTGACAACTTCTGCCCGTATACTGTGCTTGCTGGTGGGCTTGCCGTTCAATGGTGCGGAATCTATGCCTACCATGCAGACGGAAGCATCAAGATTAGATTCATGACTTGCTCCAACGCTGGAACAAAGAAGTACGAGGTCATCAGCTCAACGGATGCTATCAACTGGACTTCGCTGATCAACGTACTTCCTGAAGTTGAGACCAAATCAACAGAGAGCAACTACAACGTATGCATTCCTTTCTCCCGTGGTGGCATGAATTACTTCGCTATCAGGGAGCATGACGTTAACGGCGGTGTTCACGTTTCGGATATCGTGTATTGCGAAGTACCTTATCCACTCAACCAAGGGCAGGGCTTCGATATTCTCGGACGGTCGGTGGCTGACTCCAAGTTCATATACTATGTTGGCTCTCATTAACACTACCTTCGCACCTATGAATCCTGATTACCCTCGTTGGTTGCGTGTACTTATTGCCATCGGCAAGAATTGGAAGGAGACGTTCGGGAGCGTTGCGATACTCGCTACCTTATATCTATGGTACTTCGACCAGATAACGCAGGAGAAAGCGGTATTCGGGCTTATTCTCCTTGTTGCTGGAGGGTTCATCAATAACACATTCGACTTCATCGGGCTGTTCCGGTACATCGGTAACTATAAGAAAGGAGGTAGCGATGCAACTGATGTATAGAGATACGGTGTACAACTCCAACGGTAGCTGGTTCACCTCCGATACCATGATTCATGTTCGCCAGTACAGGGAGGTGATAGCGCATGATCTCGTTAAGCTAAAGCCTACCATCGACCCTGACGGAACAGGTATGCTGTACTGGTACATCGGCATCAATGGTGATACTGTTGCACTAAGTAGAGAATTAACTACCTTCGAGTACCAATTACCGAAGATGATTCAACCAGTACTTGACTCAGATACGATACAGCCGAACGGAGTTAGTCACCCAGCAGCAACAGCGTTTGTACCTTATTACCCAACTCATAAACAAGGAGCAACCACCTCAACAGATAGTGCTTTTCATGCAGCTATGTTCCCTGTGCTGGTGCTTATTACGGTAGCCTACCTATACCGAAGTATCTTAACAGGCAAATGGGCTTCATTATTTCGTGATTTAATAGCATAGGGGCTGCTCCCTATGTTATATCTTGCAAAATAAAATGGCTACTCGTTACATCCTTACAAACTCTATTGATCTACTCTATATCGTAACTGATCAATCAGGAGTGATAATAAGCAGTAACGACCTATTCAAGGAGTACACCAGCCATATTCAACCATCCAAGGCAGCAGATGTGATGGCTGATGACACAGACAAAGATTCATTCATCGATTCTGTCAATAAGGCGAAAGGGTCAAAGCCTATCCCTATTCGATTCTACGCGAAGACAAAGCAGAAGTCAGGCTCTCTGAAGTGGAATCTATGGAACGTGTATTTCATACTCGGTAGCCTCCACTTCATCGGTGTACCAATCATAGACGTTACTTCGATAACTTCGCACGAATACGAACGGCAGAAAAAGCTATTGGAAGATTTCAGATTCATGTTATCTCACGAACTTCGCCAGCCGTTGACATCTGTTGCCGGACTCGTCAAGTTAATGATTGAGAAGGACACGCTGGAAGATGACGGCGAGAACGGCGAGTTATTGAACATGATACAAGAGAGCGTACAGCGGATGGATGACTCTATCCACGCTCTCGTTAACAAGGCAGCACGGGAACTATGAATGCACAGCTACTACCGAAGACTGAACAGGAAGCAGACGAGAGGCTTATTAACGTGGTGTGTAGCTACGTAGCCGAACGAGGGATGCCGATTAAGATAGCGTACCAAGTTCTGAAATGCAACCTGAAGGACAAATCTATGCTCGGAACGGGGCTGTTAAAACTTGCCAAGAAATGACAACCGAACGATTGATATTATCAGCCATCATAGGGCTGCTACTTCTGATGCAGATAGGAACGTGCAACGAGAAGACGGCGTTAGAGGGTGACTACCGACTTATGAACGAACAGGCGAGGCTTATTACCGTGCAGCACATGGAAGATTCATCTGCGCTCTACTCTATGCGAATCAATCAGACCGATGGTAACGTGATAGTAGACGAGATAATGAAGATGAGAAAGCCTACCGAGGTCGTTAAGATTGTCACTCGTACCGTTATCAAGACCGTTATCAAGCTGGCTGATCCTATACAGTTCGATTCTACCAACTACCTACGACTGCCACAGACGTTCAGCCAGTCAGATAAATGGATGAGTATAGACGGGGCGATTGACAGCACAGGAACGCTCAGGATTGACTCATTGATAAGTAGTGGCACATTCACCTATGCCGTGGGCGATTCGGTTAGAAGTGGCTTGTTTAACCGTCTGTTCAAGGTATCCGATCCCGTGGTACGGTTGCACATCGACAACCCTGCGATTCAGCTAACCGGATTCAGTAACGTGTACGCACGAAAGCAGCGTAAGTGGTGGCAGTCAACAGGAGCAAAAATAGGATTAGGAGTATTGGCTGGAGCTGTTGGTGTAACTTTATTGAAGTAATTATCAGGGAGTTATAAAAATAATCACTCTCAACTAAAATAATGTTTGCAGAATCAAAATAAAAGAGTTTACTTTGCCCTATCAATAATTAACCACTCAATAATTCACCCACATGGCAAAGAAGTATCTCTCAGGTTACACAACATCGGTAACCGTCAAAATCAACGAGTGCGAATTAGAATGCACCGGATTCTACGAAGTAGGCGAAGCCGAAGACTTCGACACCCAACCAACAGGAGCAACATTTGATATTGAAAAGATGGAACTCGTCAAGGGTGACCTCATCGACTTCACTCTATCCAACCCCAACATGGTCGACATCGAGACTCGGTGCATCGACATCATTGAGAATCTTTAATCATTCACCCTTTAATAATCCACAATCATGGCAAAGCCGATCACTTACTTCAAGAATGTAGAATCAACTAACTTCTACCACTACAACCACCTAACTGGAGAACTGCTCCACATCATCAACGATGGTTGCTACCGTGCTATCATTCGCCGGTGTGACTCACAGGCAGCTAACATAGTAAGAGTCTACCACCGCGAGTTAGAGTACGGTGTACCTTCCGAGGTTGCACTCTATTCGGAAGTTGAGATAGACGAGTTCGTCAAGGCATTCGACAAGGTGCAGAACTCAATCAACGACACTTCACACGCTGCCTTCGCTTCATTTTAATTTAGTAACCAATTCAATCCAAATCAATATGTCAACACCATCGTTAACTGCCCCTGTTGGGGGTGAATCAAACTACATCAAGAGCATCGCACCGGAAGGTATGCACGTTGCCCGTATCTATCAGATTATCGACTTAGGTACAACCGAGCAGGGTGGTAACTTTCCCGGCAAGAAACGCAAAGTGCAGTTCCTCCTTGAACTACCAATGGAGTTAGCCATCTTCAACCCTGAGAAGGGCGAGCAGCCGTACTACCTCCGCAAGGGCTACACGCTATCGATGAACAGCAAGGCGATCCTCCGTAAGGACGTTGAGAGCCTACTCGGTAAGAAGATGACAGACGAGGACGCATCCAAGTTCAACGTCTTTAGCCTACTGGGTGCGCCCTGCATGGTTCAGGTGGTTCACGCTGTGAAAGGTGAGAACACCTACGCTAACATCAACAACATGACACCAATGCCGAAAGGTATGGTATGCCCTGCACCGTTCAATCCTACGGTAGTATTCAGCACACAGACTCCCGATATGACTATCTTCACCACCCTGCCATCGTTCGTGCAGGACAAGATCAAGGAGTCGGATGAGTTCATCGCTTACATGGCAAGTCAGATGGACAGCCACGGCGCACCTGCACCAGCACCGAAAACAATCGCTAAACCGAGTTCAGAGGATACGTCTAACGATCTTCCTTGGGACTTGCCAACAGACGGCAAACCGTTCTAATTTATCGGGAGGCTAAACACCTCCCTTTATTTTAATCTCAAAAGTTTGCAGAATCAAAATAAAAGAGTTTACTTTGTCATTCAATAATTCACAAAGCCATGAAAGCAGAACTAACAATCAAAGTAACCGACCTATACGAGGTCATCAATCACCCGACATTACTCAGGACGCAGCAAATACTAAGTAATGCACCTGAGAGCATCACAGACAGACTTTCTTATGACATCACGGCTGAGAGCCTGAAGCTGGCAAGCGAAGCCATTAAAAGCATCGAATCGGCACGTAAGGTAGCTACCTCACCGCTGGATGCCTACAAGAAACAAATAATGGACATTGAAAAGGAAGCAACAGCACCGCTCTCCGAGTTCATCACCGAGCGTAAGGCTATGATGTTAGTCTACTCTTCCGAACTGGAACGCATCCAACGTGAGGCAAACGAGAAAATCAAAGCCGAGGCAGAGGCTTCACTTGCCAACTCAGGAGCGGAGACGATAGCTGATATGATGGGGCGATTCACAGACAGGCTGGTAAGCGTACAGACAGAGCAGCCAAAGAACATCAGAGTAACGAACAAGGCACGAGTAATAGAAGGTACACCTCTTCACATGGTAGACTGGGCAGCGGTAGTGTTCGCCCTGATAGCAGCAGAGAAGTTCGATTCAGAGGTGCTACTCACAGGACTCGCCAAGGCGATGGCTGATACAGGGATTAAAGACATTAAAGGAATCGAAGTTTACCAACACAAGACACAAGTCATCCGATAATTCAATCAATCAAATACACAAGCCATGATCCTAATTTCACAAGGTTACTCATTCACTACATTGTCGCATAGACAGATAATTGAAGTAATGGAAGACATCAGAATCACCCGAGGGCTTTCAAAAGAAAAGCTATCAAATGATGCAGGATACGCACGGGTTACTTATACCAATCTTTCAAATTCAGCATCTCGATTTAGTGCAAACTCATACACTCGATTTTGCGCAGTTCTCAAAGGGACAGAAGTTGAACCAAGGGTAAAAAGCAGAAGAGGTAAGCCTTTTGATATCACCCTTGAGGAAGCAATCGCCATCTGCAAGGCTAACGGATTGAGAGTTGCAAAATCAGAAGTAACTACTAACTGGATCGAGTTATGAGAACGCCAATCGAATTGTTAATCTACCAGCTTCAGTACCGGTACAACGTAGACCCGAATCCTGTTCTAATGATCGCCATCGAAACAGCTACCTCAATGCTCGGACTTGAGCGGTCGCATTTAGAGACCACATACCTTGAGGGTAGAATCGATGAATCGCATAAGAAACAGATTGACCCTGAGGAGTTCTTCACCGCGAAATACACCAAGCCATGACAAGAGACGAGTTCATATTCTACCCTGCCGTTTCGGCATCGAGGATAAAGAAGCACTACACAGGAGACATCAGCTATGCTAAGTTTGCCCTCTCTAAGGGGGCAGACTTCCATCAGCAACTACTTGAGACAGAGCCGGAACAGATGGTATCGGAGGCAGCTAACGTACACCGCTGCATCATGAGTCACCCTATCGCCTCTCGTATCTACACAGGCTCACAGAAGGAAGTAGCAGTCATCTCAATGGTTACCGTGATGGAGCAGCAGATACCAGCCAAGGCGATGCTTGACATTCATAACATGGGGCTTGGTATCATCGCCGACATCAAGACTACTTCAGCGAAGACGATGGAGGCATTCCAGTCGGATATGATAAAGCACTACAATCACATTCAAGCTGCGTGGTTCGCCAAGGTAGCAGGGGTTGATCCGAGTAGCTTCTATTACATCGGAGTGCCGGCTAAGGCAAAGCAGGATAGTTCTAACGAGAATGACATCTTCGTATGCCGACATAGCGACTATGATTTACAACAGGCGAACTTCTTAATTGAAGACTACATCAGGAAGGAATGGGATAACGTGAAAAATTCATTTGCTAAATAACATGGAAAACAATTCAGTATCACACCCATCCTACTACGGAGGCGAGGATAACGTCTACGAGGCGATTAAAGTGATCCAAGCACACAACCTGAACTTCTGCCTCGGTAATGCTATCAAGTACGTCCTACGGGCTGGGAAGAAGGATTCGGAAACGCGAATCAAAGACCTTAAGAAAGCGATTGAATATTTACAGTTTGAAATTGAGAAAGGATGAAAAACATACACGTAATACCAAGCAGAAAGCCAATCGGAATACATTTCTTAGATTATCACATCACTTCATCAGAAGAGATTAAAGAAGGAGATTGGTTTTACTTATATGATGCGGATATTATCGCCAAGTACGTGAGTGTAAAACCTGTGGTTGAAGGCAAAAAAATCATCCTAACAACAAACGTAGACTTAATTGCTGATGGTGTACAAGCTATTGATGATGAGTTTCTGCAATGGTTTGTAAAGAATCCAACTTGCGAGGAGGTTGAGGTAAAGAAAGGTTTTGCAGATGGAACGGATTATGGTTATAATTTCCTTGATTACAAAATAATCATTCCAATCGAAGAAACTAAACAAGAAACACTTGGATATATTTGCCCACAAACAAAAAAACAATGTGATGATGAATGTTGTGTGAGTGCAAAAGATTGTCATGTAGAAGCAGGGATGGGTATTATATCAGATTCTAAACAAGAAACGATTGAAGAAGCTGCTGAAAGATTAGTGAATAGACCTTATGGAAATGTAGTATCTAAAAGTTCATTCATTGAAGGTGCTGCAGTCCAAGCCAAAAGGATGTATAGTGAGGAGGATATGATTGAATTCATGCAGTATATCGTATCCAACCAAGAGTTAGAACACACGTCCTCTGTAAGCAAGGATACTGCCAAGTACTATCTTGAACAATTCAAAAAACAGAAATCATGAAAGCAAGCGAACTGCGTATTGTGAATTACTATAATCAATTTGGAAATATACATCAAGCAAATGGAACTGTTATTTCACAGCTTGAAATAGCACCAAAAGACCAGTTGTGGTGCAAAGCCATTCCCCTCACAGAAGAGTGGTTGCTGAAGTTTGGGTTTCAAGAATATTTATCGCCTACCGATTTGAGAATTAATATTGCATCGGGTATTTTGCTTCAGTTTCATTTTGGCGTAAATAAAATTGAATGCTGGATTGGAGATGAAATATCAAGACCAGATTTAATATATGTCCATCAACTTCAAAATCTTTTTCACGCCCTCACAGGTGAAGAACTAACAATAACTGAATCATGAGCAGAAAAATAAAATTCAGGGGCTTAACAAAAGCCAACAATGTGATGGTGTTTGGTGATTTAATCCATTGTCCTAACGGTAGCCATAGAATCATAGGGTATGAGCAAAAGGGCGAAATCCCATTAGATGTAGATTACAACGACTTTAACGAACTTATTCAATCCAGCACCATCGGAGAGTTCACAGGACTTCACGACAAGAACGGTGTTGAGATTTACGAGGGGGATATATTGGCCTTTGAACAAGAAAAGAACTTCAAGAAAGTATTCATTCATCACTTCGAGATAAAGTGGAATAATGACCGCGCAGCTTGGACTCAATTTTCACCGCTCGAATTAATTGTCGTAGTCGGCAACATCTACCAAAATCCTGAATTACTAACTTCTAAAACAACTCAATCATGAAAGCAGTAGCGATAGCCTGCATATCAGTTGTATTGACAGCTGGATTTTTAATAGCAATAGATAAGACACTTCCTTACCCATCCACACCAACAAAGACCTATCCAATAGAGCTGCTATTGCATTGGTCGACAAAGGCACAAGCCGGTTATCCAACTATGGAATGTGATTCAATCAAAGGCGATACTGTGTACAAGGATGGCAATAGCATTGTAGTTAAGAACATTTTAAACATAAAATTCAAATGAGCGACAAGGAACAAAATAAAGATTTACCTGCATTTGCTTGTGTAGCAATTTCAGGCAATGATGGCTATCACCAAGATGGCCTAACTAAACGTGAATACTTTGATGGATTAGCTATGCAAGGTTTATTGACAAGAGTTCCTGATAGGCATAATGGAGAAACTGATTTAGGGGTACTTGAATCTTTAAGGATAGCAGAGGAAGCTGTTATTATGGCTGATGCTTTACTTAATAAACTTGAAACACCATGAGCGACAAGACACCCACAGCAGTAGAATGGCTGATTGACCAGCTAAACAAGACAGGGTTTGCTCAAGTCGTAACAGATGAGGAAATCGCTAAAGCCATAGAAATTGAGAAGCAGCAGATAATGAAATCAGTTGAAGATGGTTTTAACGAAGGAAGCAAACACCCTGAAGATGTTAAAATTCAATCAGCAGAACAATACTACACCGAAACCTACAAGCCATGACAGAACTCCTGAAGCATTACAAAGATCGCTACGAGACCGAGAAGATGCTATTCCACCGAGAGATAGAAGTACGGATGCAGATGGCGATGGACAGATGGTGGGCGATGAATGGCGAAGTGCCAGCCTACATCATAGCGAAGGATTTGATGGTCAACCTATCCAACCTAACAGAACGCATACAGTACGAGATAGGGAATAAAGCAGGGCTTGAGATTTTGAACACGGAGCAGCCCTGCATCATAGAGTCTACTATCAAAGAGTTAGAGAATCACACGCACCGGGCATCACACATCAGCTACTCTGCTGAGTTCTATCTATACCTTGCTAATAATTCACGCGAACAAATACTTTCTGAATACCATGCAACAAGAAGCCGAGATTTACCGAGTGATAGCACGTTACATGAGCATCAAGTACCCGAAGGTTATCTTTAGATTTGACTTCGCTGCTGGAATGTACATGAGTGTATTCCAATCCAAGAACCACAAGGCTATGAATCCAATTAGGGGCTACCCTGACTTATTCATAGCAAAGCCGAATAAAGACTTCTCAGGGCTTTTCATAGAGATAAAGACAGAGAAGGGCAATCCGTTCAAGAAAGACGGTGAGATGAAGTCTAACGAGCATACAGAGCGACAGGCTGAGATATTATCAGCACTCAACGAAGCTGGCTATCTTGCCGTCTTCGGAACAGGAACAGAGCAATGTATTAAATTGATTGACGAATACCTAAACAACTGAACCAATGAAAAAAGCACTCATCCTACTAACGATCATCATAGCTACATTGACATCCTGCGAGAAGTCATGCTACCAGTTCAACATCAAGACGGTCACAGTACACAAGAACAGCGACTCAGAAGTCATCACCTACCTTAAGAAGTGCGACCTGACAGCGAAGGAGGCGCGCAAGGTAGCAGACGGCATGGCAAGCACAGCAACCACCGGAGTTGGCAATAATAAAGTCACGGTCACTACGACTTGTACGTACTATATTAAGTGAAAATCGGCAAATGCCACAGAGCAGGTGATGTCGCAAATAATTGTTTAAGGGAGCGATTAAGTCACCTGCTTTTTTACTTTTTTTAATTTTTACCACGATGGATTACAAAGCATTTTTAGAACAGAAAAAACATTCAATCGGAAATTCAGGATTCGAGCCTAATTACTTTCCGGAAATAGCTTTTGACTTTCAGAGGTTTATTATTGATAAGGCAATAAGAAAAGGGAGGATAGCTATTTTTGCAGACACTGGACTAGGCAAGACTCTTATTCAACTTTCAATAGCAAAGAACATCATAAACCAAACGAATAAAAAGGTTTTGATATTGACTCCTTTGGCTGTTGCTTTTCAATTTATACTCGAAGCTGAAAAGCTAGGAATAGATGACATTGAGTATTCAAAAGATGGAAAGCATACAAAGAAAATAGTAGTCTGTAATTACGAGAGATTGCAGCATTTTAATGAAAATGATTTTGTCGGGGTAATACTAGATGAAAGTTCTATTCTTAAGAATTTTGACGGAAAGATTAAAAGTCAAATCACTGCATTCATTAAAAAAGTACCGTACCGATTTCTTTCAACTGCAACACCTAGCCCTAATGATTTTATAGAATTAGGAACAAGCTCAGAGGCATTAGGATACATGGGTTACATGGATATGCTGACAAAGTTTTTTAAGAATAATCAAAACTCAGTAGATTCTACAAATAGAAATATCGGTGAAAAATTCTATTTGAAACCACACGCTGAAAATGACTTTTTTGCATGGGTTAATCAGTGGTCAATAATGGTAAAAATGCCTTCTGATATTGGATTCTCAAATGAGAAATATAAACTACCTGAATTGATTATCAATAAGCACATGGTAGAAAATCAATCTCTTATAGATTCAATAGGGCAATTCCAGTTATTTACACCTATTGCAAAGTCAATGACAGAAGTAAAGCATGAACAACGGCAAACAGTAGCAAAGAGGTGTGAATTAGCTACTGAATTAGCCATCGGAAAAACTTCTGTATACTGGTGTAATTTGAATGATGAAAGTTCATTATTAAAAGAACTTGATCCGGATGCAATAGAGATAATTGGTAGTATGTCAATTGAGAAAAAAGAGGATATACTTATAAACTTTGCAAAAGGAAACATCGAACGAATTATCACAAAACCTAAAATGACTTCATTCGGGTTAAACTGGCAACACTGCAACCATTCTGTATTTTTCCCTACTTGGAGCTATGAGCAGTATTATCAATCACTTCGCAGATTTTGGAGGTTTGGCCAAACTAGAGATGTAACTATTGATGTAGTTGTATCGGACGGGCAGCAAAGAGTAGTTGATGCAATTGAACAGAAAACAAAAAAGGCAATACAACTACATCAAAGCCTAACCGAGGCAGTAAACAAATCATTCATTCACAAACAAAAAGAATTTTCAAAACAAATCATTCACCCTAATTTCATTTAACCATGAACAACGTAAAAGACCAAGTAATTACCGACAATTATGCAATCTATAATTCGGATTGTATGTTAGTGCTTCCGACAATTGCAGACAAAAGCATCGACCTTTCTGTTTATTCCCCACCATTTGCAGGGCTTTATAATTACAGCTCTAGTGAGAATGACTTTAGCAACTGTGAAAATAAAGAACAGTTCTTAGATCAATATGAATTTTTGATTAAAGAGATTGCTCGAGTGACCAAAAATGGAAGGATAACCGCTGTTCATTGCACAGATGTATTTGATAATACTTGCCGACTTTGGGACTTTCCACACGAAATAATCAAACTGCATGAGAAGTACGGATTTGAATATCGTAACAGAATCACAATTTGGAAAGAGCCTTTGAAAGTTCGTATGCGTACAATGGTTCAAAGCCTTATGCATAAATTCATAGTTGAAGATTCGACTAAATGCTTTACGGCTATGCCTGACTACGTGATTATCTTCACTAAGAAAGGTGAGAATGAAGTACCTGTAACTCATCCAACCGGACTTAAACATTATGCAGGAGAAGTTCCTATCCTGCCAAATATTCTAAGGGCTTGGAACAATGCAAACGAATCAAATCTAAATGAATCCGAACTTTGGGAATATCTAAAGACAAAATTTGAAACACACGATGATCCAAAGTCAAATAAGCTAAGTCATTACATTTGGCAGCGTTATGCATCCAGCGTATGGGATGACATTAGAATTGACAACGTGCTACCATTCAAAGACAGTAGAGAAGAAGATGACGAAAAGCACGTACACCCTTTGCAGTTAGATGTTATCGACAGAATCATTGAATTGTATTCTAATCCCGGTGAAGTTGTATTGACTCCATTTGCAGGAGTAGGTAGCGAAGTATTCAGCCCTATATCACTTGGAAGAAAAGCGATAGGCATTGAGCTAAAGGATAGCTACTTCAAGCAAATGAAATTGAACGTACTTGATGCTGAAAAGCGTTTCAAAGAATCAATTAAGACTGTTTCATTGTTTGATTAAAATCACTATCTTTATTTGATTCAGAGGTCAGAGCCTGAATGATAAGAAAACATTTTGCCCTATACGGGCTGCGATGGGAAAGAGAAATCTAACCCGCTCTGACCGCAGCCTTTGTAGGGTTTTTTTATTTTTGTGAAATGAAGAAGTCATTTTTACTCTATTGCGATCTTAAGCATACGGTTGATAAGTTGCCTGATGAAATAGCCGGAAGATTGCTTAAGCTGATTCTTGACTATGCAAATGGAGAACATAATGATCCTAATGATTTGTTATTGCAGGTTTTATTTGAGCCCATAAAACAATCATTGATAAGAGATTTAGAGAAATACGATGCTAAGGTTATTCGGAATAGAGAAAATGGTTCAAAGGGAGGAAGACCATTATTAGAGGATAACCCAAAAAAACCCACTGGGTTAATTAATAACCGACTCGAACCCAAAAAAGCCGATAGTGATAATGATAGTGATAGTGATAATGGAAGAGAAAGAGATACTGTTAAACTTTCTAACGGTGCAAAAAAAGCACCTTCGTTCAAGCATTGGGATGAGAGTCATCTAATCGAAGCAATGAAGCCGTTAGTTGAGAAGTATTCAAAACAGACTTGCAATGCTTTCTTTTCCTACTGGACTGAACCTTTACCAAACGGCAAGATAAGGTTGACCGCTCAGGGGGCATGGGATACTAACAGAAGATTATCATCGTGGAAGGCAAAGGAATCATCCTCTACTTCCTTTTCAAAACCTATTCAACCTACCTTCAGCAGGGCAGCCAACGGAGTACATTTCTCAGGAACAAATCAAACCCAATAAGCCATGATAACAGCACAGGAAGCATATCGCATATCAGAACAATCAAAAATAAGAACTACAAGAGTTGACAAATATTCTGATTTAGATATTTTTGATTTGATTGAGTTAAACTGCAAAAAAGGATTGTATACTTTCAATATTTACTTAGGTGATAGACAAGTAGAAACATTAAAGCAGAACGGTTATAAGATAACAGACATAACAGTTGAAAGCCCAATTTCATTAGGTGCAATTTATGTTTATTCTGAAGTTAGCTGGCTTAAAATTTAAAACTTCACACCATGAACACAAGCAGAACAGAGCAAGCATTGATAGCCATACTGATGACGGGTGATGCATCCCGTGACCTATTCCCTCAGCTATCAGCCAACCTATTCACGGACGAGTTGACCAACAAAGCATTCAAGGTCATTGAATCGCTCATCTCCAAAGGGAAGACACCGGATGCTATAAACTTCTACCAATACTCGAAGGAGAGCGAAGGATTCGCAGCTAAGGATATGGCTACGGTGGTGGGATGGAGTTCAATGCTCACCTACAACGAACCTATTAACGAGTACATAGCAACGCTCAAGGATGCCAGCATCAAACGAAGCATCGGGCAGATACTTACCGAAGAGTCGTTAGGTATGCACAATAACTCGGACGGCTACACCACTGCATCGGGAATAATAAAACGACTGACCAACCTTCTCGACACCGGAGGAACGACTGATAACATAATCGACCTTTTACAGCTTACAAACGATGAAAGGGAGGCATACTACCGCCGAGCAGCATTGACGGCAGCAGGGAAGACAACAGGGATAGAAACTGGCATACAATCAATCAATAGGTTTACCGGTGGATGGCATCCTGAATTTATCATCATCGCTGGCAGACCTTCGATGGGGAAGACAGCACTTGCCCTATTCCACGGGATGCAATCCAAAGAGCCGGGTATCTACTTCAACCTTGAGATGAATCCATCCCAACTCTGCCAGCGTCTTATCCTTATGGAGTCAGAGAATCAGATACTATCTTCACGACTCAGAGATGGCAATTTAACGCAGCCCGAGCTGGCCGTCTTTGAGCATACGATAGGCAAGATTGAACGCTCACCGTTTCTTATCTATGACAAGGCACGCTGTGGAGTACACGAGGCGATCAGAGTAATCAAGAGAGAGCATCGCAAAGGGCGGTGTAAGTGGGTAATCATTGACTACCTTCAATTGATGACGATAGAGGGCTTCAGAGGAGGCAACAGGGAGGCAGAGGTCGCAGAGATAAGCCGAACGATAAAGGCAGCACAGAAAGAGTTAGGCATCCCCATCATAGCACTTGCACAGTTGAGCAGAGAGGTAGAGAAACGAGCGGACAAGAAACCGATGTTATCAGACCTTCGGGAGTCAGGATCGCTGGAGCAGGATGCGGATACGGTAGCATTCGTTTGGAGACCATCCTACTACGGGCTGAATGATGACAACGGCACACCGTACACAAACGAAATCTTCTACCTCTTCGAGAAGCACCGACAAGGAGCAACAGGAACGGTGGAGTTCCGACATTCATCTAACATGACTTCCTTTAGCGACTCAGGACAAGCACCACAAGGAAGCAGCTACTTACCACCACCTAAAGACCTACGACAATATGGAGAAGACCAATGGAACAACGACAGCACCAACCCTTTCTAAGGTTGAGGTATGCAATCTCACCTACTACGACATTAGATCCGGTAAATGCCCGTTCGCTAAAGTATACCACGGGAAGATATTCTGTGTGAAGGAAGGGTGCAAATGACGGATGCCGAAAAGATAATGCACTACATGGTCAACTACCTACCCGATGAAGTTGAGGTGAAGGATAGGGCAACGACCTACCATAACGCACGGCACACGCACCGTTCATTCACAGCCCAGTTGATACATTCAGAAGACGGAAGCCGAGTACATAAGACCTATCTCAGTCGGTGTTTATCATGGCTTCACCTCTTAAAAAACAAAGGTGAAGTATTGCACAATCAAATAGAATAAGTAACTTTGTAAAAGATGAAACCAAAGAACATAGAGCGTAGGGGAGGTAAGCGAGCAGGAGCAGGGGCGAAGCATAAGTACGGTGAGCCGACTACCACGGTGGCATTTCGCATACCTAAAAGTCACAAGGATTCAATCAAGAAAATAATTCGGGTGTACTTGGATCAGGTAGCATCAACACAGAAAGCAGCATGAGCGACCTACTACTAATTCCATGTGCTATCGAATCTGTCAGCACCCGGAGAGATAAGACGCTAAAGGTGGTTATCGGAACGCAAGAACTATCGCCAGCAAAGGCAGCCGAGTTACTTAATCAATGGGCATCAGGTATCGGAGTGATGGCATTCAAGGGTGAGTCCTTCTCATTCAACGATGAAGAGGTACTCAAGTCAATCAAGATAGATGCAGAAGAGATGGGGAGTAAGACACCCAGCCAACGGCTGAGGTCTTGCCTGTACGTTCTCTTCGAGCGAAACGCAGAAGGGCATCAGGACTTCAACAGCTACTATGCATCTATGATGGAGAAGTTTATTGACATGGTGAAGAAACGAATCGATACCTACACGCTATGACGGATGACTTACTATTCGGCAAGAGCAAGCAAGCTATAGCAGCCAACACCCGTAGGCTGATTGCTAAAGGACTTACACCGCAGCAAGCGGAAGTATTAGCAACTCAGTTCGCAGAACGTCAGAGAAGCAGATTCGGAGCGAAGAAGGATAAGACGGTTTATGATATTGACTAACTTTGAAGTATGACTGAGGATAGCGATAAGAAGCCAGTAGGAAGACCGACACCTTACAAAGCAGAGTATTGTGAGATAGCAGAGAACATGGCTTTGCTTGGATTGAATGACGAAGAGATGGCAAAGGTATTATCGATTGCGACTTCAACATTCTACAAGTGGCAACACGATCACCCAGAATTTTCGGAGTCGATAACACGGGGGAAAGTTCCTGCTGACGGGATAATTGCCAAAGCATTATTCAAACGAGCAATGGGGATGACGATATCAGAAGACGCATTAACGAGGGATGGTGAGGTCGTTAGCCTGAGAAAAGAGCTACCACCTGATACTGCTGCTGCAAAACATTGGTTAGGAAACAGACAGCGTGAGAAGTGGGCAAGCAATGGCGATACCAACATCACCACTACCGAGCCATTGATAATCATTAGAACGGTTAAGAGTGAATGAGCTTCACGCTAACAGAACGACAGACAACAGCCTTCGACCTTTCGGTCAATGGTAGCAAACGAGTAGTAGTATTCGGAGGAGCAATTCGGGGTGGAAAAACGTATTGGCTACTACTAACGCTCTGCTCACTCTGTATGGCATACCCTCGCTCACGCTGGGTTATTATCCGTAAGACACTACCCGATCTCAAGCGCACCACCTTTCCATCGTTCTCGTCTATCTTAAATGACGGGATGCAGAAGTTTATCAAAAAATGGAACTTGGATACTAACGTGGTTCACTTCATCAACGGGAGTGAGTTAATCTTCATGGCTGAGTCATTCGATGATGACAAGGACTTGAATAGATTCAGAGGGCTTGAGGTGAACGGTGCAGGGCTGGACGAGGTGAACGAACTACAAGAGGCAACCTTCTACAAGGTGCAGGAACGAATCGGAAGCTGGAACAAGGCACAGGGCAACCCTCCTATCGTATGCCTCGCTACTTGCAATCCTGCTAACAACTGGGTGAAGTCTATCATCTACGAAAGGTGGAGGACAGGAACGCTACCGGAGCGATGGGAGTATATCAACTCACGTATCACAGACAATCCATACATTAGCCATGAGTACCTCGAATCGCTGAAGGAGTTACCACCGATTCAGTATGCTCGATTCGTGGAAGGTGATTGGGATGTGATGGATGACATCAGTAACCCGTTCTTGTACGCATGGATGGATGATCGCCATGTGGATGATAGCCTATCTATCAACCCTAACATACCCGTGTTTATCTCAGTCGATTTCAACATCAACCCATTATGCGCCCTGGTGATTCAACAAACGACCAGGGGATGCGTGGTAGTTGATGAGATAACGATTGAGAAGGGCAGCATAGATTCATTCTGTGACCATGTGGAATCCTACAAAGTGCCGACAGGGCTACTCAGGATAACGGGTGACGCGATGGGTAACGGTAGGAGCATCCAGCAGAGGGATAACAGTTCAGCATACACGCAGATTAAGCGAAGGCTGAAGTTGGGCGATAGTCAGATAATCATACCAGCCAACCCTACCCACTTCAACAGCCGTATTGACTGTAACAACGCACTCCGGAAGCTGGACATCAAGGTTAACTCAGTCAAGTGCAAAGGATTCGTCTATGATGCGAAGCAGGTACAATGCAACTCTGACGGGGGAATCATGAAGTCGAACAGAAAGAACTTAGCGGAACGTGCCGATTTTCTCGACTGTTTCCGTTACTTTGTCAATGCAATCCTAAAACGATACCTATGATACTTGAAGTCTTATCCGATAGAAAGTATGTTGCAACGTACGCAGATAGATTGGTATCTATTAACGTTGACGGGCATTTAGTTGACATGATTGACGTATCGGGTAACATTGACATTGTTGTCGGTTATCCTTTAAACCACAGACAAACAATCAGAGAGTTAGACGGACGAAATAAAGTAGTAATTACTAATTCACGTATCGAGCTTACCAATGCGATTGATGCTAATGCTGAATTTGAATCTGCTAAAAATGGTGTTAATGAAACCGTTAACAAAGCAGTAGATTTGAACAAAAGAAAACTTCTTAATTCCATATCCCTATGAGCGTTTGTTCACTTTGTTACAATGCAGGAGCGTTTATCGAATCCTGTGCTTCGGGGCTTACCTTTTGGACGGTAACACCTGACACCTCCTTCCTCGTCTGTCTCCAGCACAACGCAACAGGACGGGTGCAGACCTTTCCTGCTACCTCCGATGAAGATGGTATCATCACCGTTGAAGGTATCGAGGTAGACCCATTACAAGGCTATACGCTATTCGTCACCCTTGGAGGGGTCAACGGAACGCATGAAACGATTACAGTAGACGCCGTGGCATACACTTGCATCTCGTTCTCTATCGTGCAGTCAGACACAGAGCCTGCCATCATAACCCTCACCGACTGATGAAGACGATACTCGCTATCATAGAAGGGTGGTGGTACTATGCGACCAGCAACAGAGAGGCACGGGCAAGGAGCAAGCCGAGAACGGCAATCTGTTCACTATGCCAGCACAAGGATAAGAGGCTGAATCTATGCAAAGACTGTGGCTGCTTCCTGCCAGCAAAGACGAGAGTAGAAGACGCACAATGCCCATACGGTTACTGGTGAGTGCGTTTATCATAGTCACCTCGGTGCTGATGGAGTTTGACGGTACGATCGAAGATGACGAACTTCGGAACATGAGTGCTGTTGAGGTCGGCTTCTGCAAGGTGCTGGTGAGCATTGCCAACATTGAGATGGTACTTGAACTGGCAGACGAGAACAGAACCGAGATAAAGACTATAGGACAAGAGAAAATATACTGCCTAAATTCTATCGATGAAATTATTCAGAAGATTAATGCCTCGCAAGTTGTGGCATCTATTCAATAAGTGGGAAGCCAAACAGACCACGCTCAACCTCGTGAAGGTATTCACTCACGATGGGCATGGCTACCTACGATTTCCTAAAGAAGTCAATATGCCACTTGAAAGGTTCAGTATGTCGATGGCATTACTCGAACGGTTGAGCAGCGGACTGTCAGGCAAGGAGATGGAGAGCATCCTAAACGAGATGGAGAAAGCATTGAGCGCAGGACTCGGTAACCCGAAGAACGCAGCCCTGATGGCTACCTATATCCACATCATCAGAGAGAGGCAAGACAGCGTGATACACCGTGACCTACTACTGAACATAGCAGCCACTTGGGTGATACGTGACGATGAAGACCCGTTTATCATCAACCCTGATATTCACAAGGAGAAGCTGGACGTATTCGAGGCGATGTGCAAGGAGGGGTCGCACGATTTTTTTACACGACTGGGTATCGAGCCATTGACTCCCTTAATGTCTATGTCAGCAGAAGACTTTCAGACGCTATGGGAACACAACGTGCAACAGCAACGCAAGCTGGTGGCAGCGTTAACCCTGCTGGATACTCACCGCGATACAGGGCGAACAAAGCCCAAGAGAGACTGAAGGAGCAAGTCATGGCGATGTGTGACGGTGACGTGCTGGCATACAATCAGATGATGCGTAACGATGTTGAGGTATTTATCCTTAAATTTGAGTCGTTCGTAAAATCTCTAAATCGTGGCAGCTAACATACTTGTAACCTTCACCGCCGATAGCGACTCCCTAAACGCTTCAGTTAAGCAAGCCACTAAAGATATAGCGGTCGTAGGAGATAAAGCAGCAGAAGCAGGGGCAAAGGCATCAGAAGCATTCAAGGACGCTGGCAAGTCGGCAGCAGCAGCATTCAGCAGTGGTCAGGTAAAGGCAGCTATTGACTCTCAGGTGAAGAGCATTGACTCACTACGGGCTGGCATCGATAAGCTGTACAAAGAAGAGTTGAAGTTACTTCAGCAAGGGCAGAAGCAATCAGCAGCGTATAAGAAGAACGTTGAAGAGGCTGCAAAGCTAAGAGTAGAACTTGACAAACTGAGCAAAGGAACGACCGTCTACGGCAACGAGACAGGCAAGGTAGAGAAGGCAGCCGTATCTCTCAAGACTCAATTAAAGAACCTAAAGGCTGAACTATCGAACCTAGAATCACAGGGGCAGGAGAACAGCAAGGCATTCCAAGACACAGCATTCCAAGCAGCAAGGCTGGAGGATCAGATAGGCGATACTAACGAACGGGTACGGGTGCTGGCATCCGATACGTTTAAGTTCGATGCTGCTGTCGGTGCTATTAAGGGGCTGGCTGCTGGTTTCTCCATCGCCCAAGGTGCTGTCGCTATCTTCGGAGAAGAGAACAAAGATTTGCAGAAGGTCATCGCCCAAACGCAAGGAGCGATAGCTTTACTCTCAGGACTTCAGGAGATAGGTACATTAGTAACTGGCAATGGTTCAACAAAGATAGCATTTCAGAATATCTTCATGAAGGAGAAGGTAGTAGTCACCACGGCTGCTGCTTCTGCTACGGGCGCACTCGCTACCGCCGAGGAAGGTGCTGCTGTTGCTACCCTCACCACGGTTCGAAGCCTTAACCTACTGAAGCTGGCTATTGCCGGAACAGGTATAGGGCTATTGGTAATCGGTTTGGTTGCATTGTATTCTATTTATCAGAAGAATGCAGAGGCTACTAAGAGATTTGAAGATGCACAAAAAAGTGCTAATGATGAATTGAAAAAAAGCAAGAAGCAAATAAAAGACTTAGTAGATGAGCAAATAACATTAAATGAGCAGTTATTAGTTTCACAAGGGACATTAAGCCAGGAAAAGGCAAATCAAAATAAAATTGATAGAGAGGCTGCAAAGAAAAACATAACAGATACAAAAGATTTATACGCAGAAAAACAAAAGCAATTAGACATAGCATTTGATTTAAGAAAAGAAATCAAAAATCAAGAAGCAATAGTTAAAGCATTAGGCGATGTCGAAAAGAAAGGTGCTATCGATAGGCTTGAATCATTAAAGAAAAGTTTAGCTGGATCAGAAGAATTAAGCAGGAAGATTACTGCTGATATAAAATCTATAAAAGACGCTAATAACGAAGCTGCTAAAACAAGCAAAACTATTATTGATGTTGATGCTAATAATGAGGCAGCGGATAAGTTGAAGGATATTAACGACAAACTACTCGAAGAACGTAAAGATAACGAGAAGCGATTCAGAGATTTTGCAAGGTCGCAATTTACCGAAGCATTAAAGTTTGAAGTTACGATTAACGATGCTCTACTTGCCGTTCAGAAAGAAAGACGAGACAAGGAGTTGCAGTTTATCAAAGACTTCAACATCAAGAAGACCACACTTGACCTAACAACAGAAGAACAGCTACTCAGCCAACGTGCTACGTTCCTAAAGGCAGAGGAGGCAGTTGGACAGGGTGGTTTAGATAATCGTATCAACATCATTCAAACGGAAGCAGCAGCACGCATCGCAGCCGTTCGTGATAGTGTAGGGTTCACACAAGACGCAGAGAATCAGATTCGAATCATCAACGCAGATGCTCAGGCAGCGATAACAGAACAAACCAAAGCCGAGTTTCAGAAGCGAACAGATGTGGTCTTTGAATACGTTAATGCCATTGGATCTGCATTCTCAGCCATCAATGACCTTAGCAAGCAACTAAGCGAGAACCGTATAGCTGACATCACAGCAACGAGTGAGGCGGAGTTAAAAGCTATTAACGACTCAACCGATACAGAACGTCAGAAGGATCGGGAGAGAACAGCGTTAGCGAAAAAGACTGCTGCTGCTATCGCAGTTGAGAAGACAAAGCAAGCGAAGCAGGACAAGGCACTTGCTTTATTCAATATTGCCGTTAATACAGCACAGGCGATCATTGGATTCTTAGCTAATCCTGGAGGGGCGCAAGGAGTTGCTCTTTCAATTATCGCTGGGGTAAGCGGTGCTGCTCAACTTGCAGCCGTAGCAGCCAAGCCGATACCTAAGTTCGAACGAGGTGGGGTGATAGGCGGTCAACGTCACAGCCAAGGCGGAACAATGATAGAAGCCGAACGTGATGAGTTTATCGTCAACCGTGGGCAGTCTGTCAAGCACCGCCAAGAACTAAATGCCATGAACACATCATCATCAGCATTCAGAAAGCTGATTGACGAACGCTACGTGCGCCCTGCTAATATGTCATATATGCTGCAAGATAAACGCCGTAGCGATGGTGTAATAGTCAATGCAAAATTGGACAGCCGGAGCATGGAGAGTGAGTTGAGAGGGCTGCGGAAAGATATTCGCAAGTCAGGACGTAAAGGAATTAACAACAGCATTGATACACGCTATTCATGGCAGTAGATATAAGATTCATTATTGACGGGGCAGACCGTGGGCAGCCATTGAACGCTGATGAGTTTGGCTTCACCATTAACGAAAACCCTGAAGTAAACGCTCGGATAGTATCGTTTGACAATGACCTCATCTTTAGCGGTGGGATGTATAAGTACCTGTTCGGAATCTTAGTTGATACCGGAGGGTGCGAACTACTCGATGTGAAGGTTGAGTATCTATGCGCTGGCAGTTGGAAAAAGTTAGTCGATGGCTATATCATTATCTCTGAATGCTCCTACGACATTGACAAGTGCCAAGTCAAGACCAAGATATACGATGAGTCCTTTAGCACCAAGATAAACAACAACAAGGCTGTTCCTTTCTCACTTGCCTGTACGTTCACTAAGAATCTCGTTCCGGTAGTAGCACCGACCCCAATCAAGGGAAAGTTCTTCAACCCTCCTACGGGCATCTATGATACTGAGTTCATCTACGGGGTATCGCTGTTTGATGCTTTCAAGCATTTGATTACTTGTATGAGTGATGGTCTTATTGACTTCGCCAGCGATCTTCTGAACTTTGATGCAACGGTGAGTGACCCTTCGTTCTTATTGGTGACTAACGGTGAGGCGATATTCAACAGGGGCAAGAATGAAACCGTAGTATCGTTTGAGTCGCTCTACACCGCGATGAAGAAGAAGCTGAATCTCGGTATTCAGTTTGAGAAGCAAGCCAACGGAAGACCGCTACTAAGAATAGAACAGGCATCGTACTTCTTTGAGCAGACACCATCGGTTAACCTATACGACCAGCCGAGCATTGACCTTCGATTCGATACTCAGAGCCAGTACGCAGCTATCAACTTCGGTGGCTCACCGTTCTTAGAAGAGTTTCAATGTGATAGCGGTAACACTCCCTGCACATTCAATCAGAGTTCTTTCAAGGGATTCAAGGAGGAAACATTCGGGATGACAGGCAAGTGCAATGTAAGCACCGTGCTTGAGTTGAGTACAAGCACGGTGGTTTTTGATACCAACGTTATAGAAGACGTTTACCGATTCAATGCAGAAGACTACCGGACAAGTACCTTTATTATTGATTCGTACTACTTCAGTAGCTTTCCTGCACAATACCAAGCGAATCAGTTTGACCCATACGGAACAGGGCAGACGGTATACAACGGAAGCCTAACAAATGACAACGTAGCTGTTAATTGGATTGGAGGGTATCCAAACGGGATCTTTAATTTCGTTCAAGGATTCTTGCCGGGAAGTACGCAATTTGAAGCACAATCAAACGCTTCTCCTGCGCAGGATTGGGATGTTGCTGATGACTTCACATCATACCGCGATCTTACCGGAACATTTGTTCAGTTCAATAACGAGGTGATTGATGTAAGCAATAATTTCGATGGACAGACCTACACCATCCCATACACCGGAACATACACCTTTACTGCTCAGTTCTTATTGGGCATTCCTGATCCTGCTGAACTATCGCGTGAGGCATACGCATCGATAAGAAGATATAATGCAGACGAGATACTACTGAGTTACTTCAACGGAGTGATAGCTATGGACGTGGTAGACGAAGAGCTTATCTGCTCGGTAACCTACGTGGTAGTGTGCAACGAAGGAGATAGGATAAGAGCTGACGTATGGGGCAGGACTGATGGAATTGTACCGGGTGGACAGATGATGACCATTGACAATACTTTCGGTGATCAGTTCACTTACTTCGAGGGTATCGGTGAGCCATTCCCTAACGAGTTACAGCCTGTTGACCCGAACTCAATAAGGAGGATTCTCTACAAATTCGAGAGACCGCTTACGATGGGTGAGATTGAATCGATACTCGCCAATACGAGCAAACCGATTACCTTTGGAAGGTACGATGACCCACTTAGGGTGATACCCGGCTACATCAAGACGTTAACGGTTAACAGCCTAATCAAGCAGAACGCAGCAATAGAACTTAAGAGCAACAAGATACTGAGATGAGTTACACTTCGATACCTAATCAGCCTATCATCTTCCAGCCGTCAACGGCTCTCTCTACTGAATGCGGATGCTCACCCGGTACTTGGAAGCAGTTAGTCGACTTCGATGATCAGATATTCTTTCAACTTGAAGCAGGGGATTGCACCGAAAAGCTACCGCTATCAGGATTCGACAATACCTCATGGAGCAGAACTAAGGGCGATGTATGCTCAACGGAGGCGGTGGTAGGCGGTAACGCAACGGTAGTCTTCACCATGACAGAGCCATTCGAAGTATTCAGAGTGGTGGTGGTTGTGAACTCCTTGGACGAGGGAAGCCTAACGATGACCTTACAGGGCGGTGACTCATTCACCTTCTACACCGCTGGCACGTATGAGTTATTCTTATCCACGCAGGAGGCTGTATTAGGCGACCTGAGCCTGTTTCTATTCTTTGCCTCTGATACGTATGTCGGGTGCTTTTCGCTTGACTGCTACGTAGCCGGAATAAAGACAGATATTCAAGTTGCTTGGGTGGATGCTGAGACGTTAGAGTTCATCGCTCCTGCTACCTATCTCACCACGGTGGTTGAGAATAAGGTAACGGTTGCCATCGACATGACCATTAACGAAGTCGGGGCAGGTTGTTACCGTCTTGCCATCAATGACAACTGCGATGTATGCGTAATTGACGGGCTGTGCAATCAGGAACTAATAACAGACGGCGGATGCTGGACGGCTGTTGGCGATGATAATTGGCAGCTATTCCCAAGCGGACAAGCTACGATAGAGGGGGAAGGATTAACTCCTGGCAATTACAACTTCACCAACTCAACAGAACTATGCATCGGGAATCAGTATGAGATTTCGTATCTAATCACTTCCCTTGACGGGGGCAATACATTTCGGATAATCGGTATAGGGGCTGGAGTAATCAGAACAGATGCCGGAGCGTATACTGAAACAATCACAGCAACAGGAACGAACTTAGCTTTCAGGGCTGGTATCGCTGGTGCTGGTTACATCGCAGTTGAACAGTTGACCGTTAAGCTGCTCCCTTCCTCGGTTGACTACACGCAGTATTCAGATACGCTGTCTGTTGGAGATTACGATGATCCTTGTAAGTTCTTGAACATCGGAGGTTGTAATGCTGCTGACCAGTTCGGCTTTGCGTTTTCCGGTTCTTCGTTCCTCCCTTCTATCAGACTGGAGGGCATCAAGTATAAGCCTCAGTACGATACGGACGTTGATACCTTCCGCTATGCTTCAGGGCGGTGGTCTGCCTCTTACGTTGACCGCAGAAAGAAATGGTCATTTAACTTCGGGCGAGTGCCGGAGCGTGTGCTTGACTTTCTCTCAACTGTTATCTACTACGACAACTGCTACATCAACGATGAGTTATACTTCCCGTCAGAGGGTGAGTTTCCATCCGTTAGCTGGGAGAACGCAGATAACAGATTCGGCTCAGTTGAGATAGAGATGTACCTAAAGAACGAGAAGGTATCTAAGGTGCTATGTGCTGCTGCCGATGCTAACTGTCTACCTTCGATACTCGATAACAACTTAGAAGACTTCCTGCTCACTCAGGATAGCGAACGAATCACAACCGAAGGAAGCGTGAATATTTTGTGGTAAAATTTTAATTATCTTTGACTTGTCTTATTGCCCCGTAGGTGTCAAGGAAGCGACCTGTACAACAGCGACCTAACGATTAAACAACTACAACAATGGGATGCGTATCTTATTGCGATTCCTCACTACTTAGCCATGATTTGGTTAACTGTGGAGAATATAAACTCGGCGGTATCTCCGCTATAATTGTAGGGGCTTGCGGAACGACCGTAGCAGACCCATCTTCAGCAGTAGAGATTCAGGCTTTGCTTGATGCTGGAACAGCTAAACTTATCGAAGACATCCGATTTGCTCTCCCTGCTGGCTCGCCAGTAACGGTTGACTCACCTATCGGATGTGGTACTCCAATCCGTATCAACGAAGACCGTACTGCTACGCTCTACGATGCTAACGTAACGGATGCTAACTCAACCTTTTGGGATGACGTTAACAACCGTCGTATCGGATGGATCATGGCTTACTCATGTGACTCAGGAAAGATTGTATGGATTGACCCAGCGGTAGGTATCACCACCTCTGCTCAGTTCATCATCCCTGAGCAGAACAACGAACTACAACGCTACGAGGTAACCTTCGCATGGCGTTCTAAGTCTATCCCTGCTCAGTTACCAGCACCATCCGGAATCTTCGTTTGATGAGCATCGACCAGACACAAATCAATAGCACTACTCCTTCCTCGGCAGGGGTGGTGCTGTTTGCGTTTGGGAAACGAGGGTACTACTGGGCTGCGTATAACTTAGCGTTCAGTATCAAATCATTCAACCCAAGCATTCCTATTACGCTCTTTGTAGACAGCTACGTAACTGCTACCTCGTCCTGTGACCTTCATCGTTTTATTGACGAGATTAAAGAGGTTGACAATAACGACCTATTCACAGACGGTAAGTTCGATCCGGGTAAACTCAAAGTGAGCCTGTACGACTACCTACCATACAAGCACAATCTATACCTTGACGTTGATGCTATCGCTGTCAAGGACATCACACCGCTACTGGATGAACTGGTGGCAACGGGCAGACCTTACGTGAGTCATTGCGTAGGCTATCACACCATTGACCAAGGGCGAGCGATACCTTCCATGCAATGGGCTTGGGCTGATGATATTTGGGAACGGTATAAGCTGGATGCTGATGCAGTACTTCCGGCTATTAACAGCAGCCTGCAGTTCATCACAATGGGGAAAGAGGCAGCCAAGCTGTACGACATCGCTAAGACGCTATACACGACCAATCAGATACCAACGGAAAAGCTGAGGATGAAGTGGGGCGGTGGGCAGCCTGATGAGTTATACATGAACATTGCTCTTTGCCTCGCTGGCATCGACCCCGGGTATAAGAACGAAGGACGTATTAAAGGATCAGAGAGTGGATTCATTCACTTCGCTATGCAGCGTGGTATGAGTTTCCAAGAGGTGACAGATAACTTCTACCTTCAGTCATACTACGGAGGTGCAGGATTTACACCACGGTTCTACACCGAGTGGCTGGATAGGTTGCTAAAGATTAACATGAGGAAGATTAACCTTCACCATGAGTTTACTATTGTACGAATCACAGAACAAAAACACGCTGATGCTAAACGATAAGAAAAGGGTTGGAAGACCAAAGAAGGAAGTAATTGTCACCACCCATACATTTAATGAGGTGGCACGTCACGGGTGGAACTCAGAAGACGAGGTAGGTAAGTTCATAGGTTCGCTGATTAAGATGAGCAGAGTAATGACGGTGCTAGAGGTGGGAGTATTCGAGGGTGAAACATCGAAGTCTATCATTGAAGCACTACCTAACGGCGGTCAGTACATCGGTGTTGACATAAACGATTACAGGGCAGAAGATACCAAGGCGATGATGGAAAACGTCAACGGCAAGGTAGTTGAGTTCGTTCTTGGTACTTCAATCAACAAGTGCGCCAGGATGCAATCCAATCACTTCGACCTTATCTTCGTTGACGGTGACCATTCGTGGGATAACATCCTGCCTGAGTTCAAAGTCTTGGAGCGGTTGCTTGCCCGTGGTGGTGTGTTCGTCTATCACGATACCATCCACTTAGAAGACCCTCGTAGGCTGGTTGAGTACGCAGCATCATTCAATTACAAAGTCGTTACATTAAACACACCCGAAGGTCGGGGATTGTCCATTCTACATCGTAACTTCGCATGATATGAAAGCTCTGAAGACATCAACAAAATCTATCAAAGGCTGTGGCGGTAAACGCTGTGGCAGTAACTGGGCTGGTGCGACAACCGGAACGGCATTGAATGACTTGAAAAAAGCAGCATAAAAGATGGCACTATCGGTAGAGGAGATTAACAGAATAGTAGGCAAGTTCGCAGCACGTACCAAGGCGCATAAGAACGCAGAGGCACAGTCAGCGACTAACTATATCAGCAAGCGTAAGGTCGGAGTCTTGCCCTATCCTGAGTATTGGGATGGGTACAACTTCGCAGCCATGCTCTATGACTCCATCCTGCCTCATGCCCGTGCTGACGTGTACCCGGAGCATCTTCTTTCAGTTCGTGCGCCGAATCAGACCGATGCACAAGCGGAGTACATCAAGGCGAACTACAAGCCATCAACGCTCAATGTGTTTGAAGACTTCCGCTCTACCATCTCCCGTGCCTTTGCTGATCAGAATTGGAGCATCAAGTATAACGCTGAGACAGACGAGCGGTTCGGTGAGGATACCTTCCAGCACTTCGTAAATAATGAGATTGAGAAGTTCGGCTCTTTGGAGTCGTTCATCAAATCGCTTCTACCCACGCTGAAGCTGATTGACCCAAACGGTATTATCGCTATCGAACCGGAAGACTTCGACATGGAATTGGTGGAGGGCGATAGCGAAGAGTTAGCCCTATCGAACAACCTTATCAAGCCGATGCCATCCTACTACTCGTGCAAGCGTATTGTAGGGCAGGAGTTGGATGAATGGTACTTAGTCCTCGATGAAGATAAGTCAGTCGTTAAGAACGGTTCTAAGAGCGAAGAGAGTGGAATTATTCTTGAACTATACGATGATACCAACATTTGGAGAATTGAACAGACCGGAAAGAAAGCCGACTTCACCTTCTCTGAGCCTGTGCTTTACTTCCAGCATGATCTCGGTTACGTGCCGTGCAAAAAGCTGATGGGTACACCGCAGATGATAGGTAGTGAGTTACTCTTTCAATCACCATTCACCACCGCCGTTCCTTTGCTTGACCAAGTAGTACTCGATGAGTCCTACCTTCAGATGAGCAAGGCTACCTCTGCATTTCCTTTCATGGTCGCTCTCGGTGAGATATGCGAGTTCACAGACCGCGAAGGTAACCGATGTGACTCAGGTCAGGTGTTCAACGCTATCGGTGGCGGTTACATGACCTGCCCATCTTGCAGCGGTGCTGGTGTGAAAAGCCGATTCAGCCCAACAGGTATGCTACTCGTCAAGCCGAAGACATCACTAAGCGACGGTGATAGCGGTCTGTCAGGTGACTACATGAAGTTTGTGAGTCCTCCGATGGATACGCTGGACTTCTTGAGAAAAGAAATAGACAGCCATCTTGCCAAGTCACGACAGATACTTCACCTTCCCTCTTCCGACTCGGCAGGAACGATAGGCGAGGCATCTACGGCTACTGGCTCACTTAATAAGATGAGAGCGTTATACGCTTTCGTCAAGCCTATCTCGGATCAGTTATTCTCCATCTACGAGTTCTGCCTTGTTACAATGGGTAAGATGCGCTATGGTGAATACTTCGGAGGGGTTACGTTAGTCTATCCTACCTCATTCGATATCAGTACACCTTCTGACTATCTCGCACTAATCAGCGAAGGCATCAAGGCTGGTGTGCCTCCTGCGGTTACCTATGCCAACGTGTACAACTACATCAAGGCTGTCAACTACACAGACTATCAGAGTTCTGCTATTTATGAACTGATTGTCAATGCTGACGAGTTACTCCTTATGAGTAGTGCTGATGTGCTGGCACGTATCGGAAATGGAACGGTTGAGAAATGGCAAGACGTACTCCATCAATCAGCACCACAGCTTATCATGGAGTTGATGAGGGACTACGTGCCAACAGCCGACAACCCTACCTTCATCACCCTGCCGATGTCGGAGCAAGTAACACTCCTTCGTGAAGCAGCAGTCAGCAAGGTGCGTGAGGTACTTGACCCAATACAGCAAGCACAACAAAACCTACTGAGTGGCATCGTTTGATGAATTAGTTAAGAAGAAGATTGCCCTGTTTGAGGCAACACCTGAGAACCTTGCTACCGATGCGGTCAAGGTGCAGCTAAAGGTATGGAGGGAACTTGCGCCACTACTCAACTCCTTCGATGTCGATGCTGATGGTAACATCTTACAGACCGATGACAACATTAAACGAATCGGAGCGATAGGCGAGAGACTGAATAAGCTACTCGCTGGGGCAGAGTACCAAGACGCTGTTAAATCGTTTCTAAATGGCATTGACGAGGGGATACAACTAACCAATGACATAGCCAAGAAGTTCGACCAATCTTTCGAGCCTACCTCCGCACAGAAAGCACTACTGCAACTCACCAAAACAAACGCTATCGATGCATTCATCGGTTCAGGACTTCGTAACAGAGTAACCCTTCCATTCCTTGAGCAGCTAACATCTAATGTGGCTGCCCGTGCGCCACTCAGAGAGGCTGTCAGGTCGCTTGAAACGGTGCTGCTTGGTAACGATAAGGCTGACGGTAGATTGTTAGCTAACATCAAGACAACGGCAACAACGGCACAGGCTATCTCTGACCGTGCCTATTCAGTCGTAGTGGCTGAGAAGTTAGACATTGAGTTCTTCCGCTATGCTGGTGGTGAGATACCAACGACACGACCATTCTGCCAGCACCGTGAAGGGGCAGTCTTCCATCGTAAAGAGATAGAGGCATGGGGCAACGGGCAGAACTCTGGTGGAATAAATGACATCAAAGGCGGTACATGGGCAGGAGAGATTGACGGCACGGATTCAAAGAGTATCTTCACCTTTCTTGGTGGATGGAATTGTCGGCACGTATTAATACCTCTCGAACTTAAGAGAGTGCCACCCGAAGTCATCGCTCGTGCAACGGCTGAAGGATTAATGGAAACTAAAGTACACAATCAAAATCTTTCGTAACTTCGTCAAGTGAAGATAATCGTCATGCCTGACGGCACTATTAAGAAAGCATCCCCGATGGTTGCTGAACTGCTGTTTAAAAACGGCGGTCGTGAAATTGAACTAAAACCAATTGAATTAAACTATGGCACTCAAGGAAAACGAAGCATTGGAACTATTGAAGTTCCTAAACCTAAGCGACGCAGAAACGGTGGACGAGGCAAAGGAGAAGTTCTCCGCAGCGTGGATCAAGTCTGAAGAACTTTCATCTAAGATTGGACGTGTTACGGGCAGCATTGCCAACGTAGCCCGTAAGTCATTTGAGCCGTTCGGTGTTGTCCTTACAGAAGAAGACTTCAAGGATAAGAAGATTGAAGACGTTATCCGTGGTGCATCAGAGAAGGCTAAAGAGTCATTCGAGGCACAGCGTGAAGAGTGGGAGAAGAGAGCGTCAGGGAACGGCTCTGAGGCTGTCATCCAAGAGTGGGAGAAGAAGTATAAGACCCTCGAAAAGAAGTCAGCAGAACTTGACGGAGCGAGGCAGGATGCTATCACCCAATTCGACCAGTACAAGGAGAAGGTGAAGACAGACCAAAAAGCGTCCACCATCAACTCCGTTTTCGAGAAAGAGTTGTCAGCCATTAAACTTGACCCTTCGGTGAGTGAAATCACCATCCGTGGTTTCAAGTCGGTGATTGCCGATAAGTACGTGATTGACCTGGAAGAGGACGGCAGCCCTATCATGAAGGATAAGACCTCAGGAGAACGGTTGAAGTCAACAGCCAAGGCTGGGCAGTTTCTCGCTATTTCTGAGGTGCTACTCAAAGAGGCTACCGATGCTGGTATCATTCAGAAGAACCCTCATGCAGGGAAGACGTTTGGCAGCAATGCAAAGCCAACGTTTCAGCAAGTGCCGGCTGTTGAACAGAAAACAAGAACAGTAAATCCTCGGTTCTTAGGAATTTAACTATATTTGAATCGCTTTGTGGATTGTGGTTTAGGAGGGGCAGCAGAAATGTTGCTCCTTTTTTTATTTGTAATTGAAAAAACTTTATCTTTGAAGTCTAATATTAGCGGGGGCTAATGGGAAAACATTTTTTACAACTGAAAGTCCTAACACGTCCCCCCTTGGTGTTAGGGCTTTTTTTATTGGTTTCAGTCCAGCGTACAATTAACCAGCCTATCCAACAGGCGAAAAACGTAGCGAGTCTTATTTCTATTGCAACACACTTAGACCAGAACCTATACAAGGGGGTAACTGGCGCAGGATAACGAGAGTTAGTGTGTTACCCGTTTCAACCTGATGGGAAACTTGATAGAGTTAGGACAGCATTCACAGGATTAAAAGGTGAATGGGGCAGGATGCTAAATATCCTGTTTAAACCTTGCTATGGATTGTATCTAACTTTCATTATCTTTACAGAGCAATTAAGACAGCAAGTAGTCACTCATGACTCTAACATGAGCCAAGTAGGTGAATCCCTCAACCTTTAACAGAGTGGAAATCCAAACTTAAAGACGAACTAAAATGTCTATCTCTCGTTTATTGTCAGAATGCCCGAACATCCAAGCACCACTTGGTCAACTCTTCATAGAGGTTGGTCAACGTGAAGCACTTCCATTCCTTGAGTATATCAATTCTCCTGAGAATGTGAAGATGATTAAAATGCAAGTTGCTCCCGGTGGTGGTAAACTTCGCACGGTTGAAGCACGCTGGATTCAGCGTCTACCGGAAACAGAAGTTGTAGAAGGTGCTGACATCAGCAACTGTACTGCTACCAACCTGTACGGTGACTCAACAACAA